AGTCTTGTTAGGGTTAGCCCATCTACGTTTCAAAACATTCCGAATAAACTGACGCAGGGGAAGCCTCTGCAAATCTACATACAAAGGACAACGTCGCCTCAATATACTCTTTGGCCCGTTCCTGACGATACAGAGACGTACACGATTGTGTTTTTAAGGGTTAAGAGAATTCAAGACGTGGGGACGGCGGGTTCCAATACTTATGACGCCCCTGATCGCTGGCTCCCCGCCCTGACATCAGGCCTAGCTTACCATGTGGCTATGAAGAGGCCTGAGTCGTTTGACCGTGTAGGTTTGCTGAAGCAGGTTTACGAAGAGCAGTTTGCACTGTGCGCGGCTGAAGATAGGGTCAAGGCCGGGGTTCAGTTAATACCGGGGGGATATTCTTACTAATGTCCTCGTTCGCAGCCGGAAAACATGCCCTTGGAATTTGCGACAGAAGCGGCTTCACTTATAAGTTGAAGGACCTTGTGTTTGAGGTTCAGGACGGAAAGTTGACCGGGCTTCGGGTGGGCAAGGATATGCTTGACCCAGACCATCCTCAGAATTTTTTGGGCAGGTATCCAGTAGACGATCCTCAGGCATTACGAGGTGCGCGTCCAGACGGCAGAACAGATTCGTCCTCCAACGCTTCTGCGAATTGGAACCCTGTGGGAGACAGAAATAGTTTACAGGAACTTTATGGGTTCTCAACACAAACAAGCCTACAGGCCTCCGGGCAAGTTGGTAGTGTTACGGTTTCGGTGTCTTAATTATGTTTGATCAAATTGCGTTACAAAAAATGCAAGAGGCGGCAGAGAGGCCCGGGATATTCTATTGGACGACTGTTGATTCCGGTGACGACTCCGCAAGTACCTCAAAGGTTTTTGTGGAATTTGCTGGCTTTGAAGATGATGACCACGCGATGTGGTTCGGGCGTTACATATCAATGTTGTTGAGCTTAAATAACATGAATGAACACCCACAGGTGGCGCATTGAGGTCGATATGAATTATTCAGAGTTAAAAACAGCGTTACAAGATTATACGCAAACGTCAGAGTCTTCTTTCGTAACTAATATCGACACGTTTATTGGTCAAGCTGAGACGCGCATTTTCTTTGATATAGACCTGCCAGATTTCAGGAAATCGGCAACCGGTACAACAAGTGATGGCGCGACGTATCTATCTAAACCCACTGATTTTTTTTCAGTCCTGTCGTTAGCTCGTATTTCGTCTGGTAATGAATATACATATTTATTGCCCAAGGATGTTTCTTTTATTCGGGAGGCCTACCCGGACACTGACGTAAAGGGTGCCCCGGAGCATTATGCCCACTTTGATGATTTGTTCTTTATCCTAGGTCCTGTGCCTGATGCATCCTACACGATGCAGATAAATTACAAGTCTCGTCCTACTCAGCTTTCTTCGACCAATACAACAACTTGGTTGAGCACAAACGCTGAGGCGGCTCTTTTGTACGCGACCCTTGTGGAGGCGTACACATATCTCAAGGGTGAAGAGGACATAATGCGATTTTACGACACTCGTTACAAGGAGGCTTTATCGTCTCTTACGCGGTATTCTATGCAGGATGTTAACTCTGACAATTACCGTAATGGTGTCAGGAGGTCCGCGTGATATCTGAGGCTCTATCAACTGGGGAAGTCCCGTCTGTATTTGTGGAAACCAGTACAGGCGGAGGTCTTTCGTCTGAGCAGCTTGCGACTCTCTGTAGCAGAAAACTTATTTATGTCAGTGAAAACGCTCCGCCTGAAATAAAGGAACAGGCTCAGGCGTTTAAACTGCGTGTAGAACATCTTGTTTTCGGTTATATTGAGCAAGCTATGCGCTCAGAAAGGGATCGTTGTGTACAGATTGCCTTGACGGGCGGGTACACCGATCTTGCTGATTTATTAAGGAGGGCATAATGGCCTTTAGCGGTAACTTTATGTGTACGTCTTTTAAAAAGGAATTGTTAGAAGGCGTCCACAACTTCAAAAATAGCGGCGGCAGTACTTTCAAGCTCGCCATGTATACCAACTCTGCTAGTTTTACGGCAGCGACTACAGCGTATACGACCAGTAATGAGGTCTCTGGGACCGGCTACAGCGCGGGTGGGGGCACCCTCACTAGAGTTGACCCGACAACCAGCAGCACCACGGCGTTTACTGATTTTTCGGACTTGACCTTTAGCTCGTCATCCATCACTGCGCGTGGCGCATTGATTTATAATGACTCTGCTAGTGGTGACCCTACTGTAGTGGTTTTGGATTTTGGTTCTGATAAGACCAGTTCCTCTGGGGATTTTACGATCACATTCCCGACAGCTAACTCTTCTAGTGCGATTATTCGTATCGCATAAGGAGTTCTGAAGTTGTCTGCCGTCACAGGTTGGGGCCGCAGCACATGGGGCAGTGGCGCATGGAATGAGGCTGCGCCGGTCGAGGTAACCGGAGTTGCTGGCACGGCTGCTGTCGGTTCCGTTTCGATAACTGAGGGTGCCGGTGTCACAGTCTCCGTAACCGGACTGAGCGCAACTGGCTCTGTCGGTTCTGTTACTGTCGCGGGGGCCGCGAGCGTTTCGGCTACTGGTGTTGCCGGGACCGGTGCTGTCGGCTCTGTTACCGCAATCGGAGCTACCGCTGTTTCTGTTTCTGGTCTTGCTGGCACGGGCAGCGTTGGTTCTGTTACGGCTACGGGTATTGAGAATGTAAATGTAACGGTTACGGGACTGGCGGGGACGGGCGCAGTAGGTTCTGCTACTGTTTCTATTGATTCTGATGTTTCGGTAACAGGGG